GTTTGACATGATTGGCATATTTGAGGTTCCCTTATGTCCGGCGCAGCACTTACTAGCCTTTTCCCAAGTAGCCGAGGAACGCCGCTTTGATGCTCGATAAACCGGCGGCCATTGCAATAGAGACGTGGCCTATCGAGCGGCCCCGGCTATACGAGCGCAACGCGCGGACGCATTCGCCAGAGCAGATCGAACAGTTGCGCGGTTCGTTTCGGTCGTTCGGCCAAGTCTGGCCGATCCTGGTGCGCGAGGACGGCACGATTATCGCGGGGCACGGCCGCATCGAGGCGGCAAAGCTGGAAGGCTTCACCGAGATTCAGGTGATCGTGGCGCGCGGCTGGAGCGAGGAGCAATGCCGCTCATTTACGCTGCTCGACAACCGGGTCCCGCTCAATGCGGGCTGGGACGACGAGATGCTGCGGATCGAGATCGCCGATTTAAGCGGCCTGGGTGTCGACCTCGGGACGCTCGGCTTCGCCGCCAGCGAACTGGATATGCTGCTCGGGCCGCTGACCGGGGCGACCGATCCCGACGAAGTGCCGCCGCTGCCAGCCGAGGCGGTGACGGTCCTGGGCGACCAGTGGGTGCTCGGCGCGCACCGATTGCTGTGCGGCGACGCTACCTCGGCGGCGGATGTTATGACGGCGTTGGGTGGTGAGAAGCCTAATCTGATGGTGACCGATCCGCCGTATGGGGTTGAGTACGATCCCGAGTGGCGGTCGAACGCAAACAAGTGGGCCGGGTCGACCGTCAAGCTGGGCGCGAAAGCGTTCGGCAAGGTGTCGAACGATGACAACGCAAGCTGGGCTCCGGCGTGGAAACTATTTCCCGGCGATGTCGCCTATGTTTGGCACGGCGGGCTGCGGTGCATCGATCAGGCGGAAAGTCTTGAGCATGTAGGTTTCGTGATCCGCAGCCAGATCGTCTGGAACAAGGGCAGGCTGGTGATCGGGCGCGGCGACTATCATTGGCAGCATGAGTGCTGCTGGTACGCCGTCCGCAAAGGCAAGCGTGGGCATTGGAACGATAGCCGCACCGAAAGTACGGTGTGGGATATCCCAAAGCCAAGGGCGTCCGAGACCGGGCACTCGACGCAGAAGCCTATCGATTGCATGCGTCGCCCTATGGAAACGAATTCGAAGCGCGGGGACGCGGTGTACGAGCCGTTCAGCGGCAGCGGCACCTCCATCATTGCAGCGGAAATGATCGAGCGGCGCTGCCTGGCATTGGAGATCGATCCGGCCCACGTCGATGTCGCGGTGCTGCGCTGGCAGACCTTCACCGGGCAGGCCGCGACCCTCGCGGCCACGGGCCAAACCTTCGCGCAGGTAAAAGCGCAGCGAGCCCGCGACGCCGCGTGAGGCGCGTTATTTTGGAAAGCCCATACGCCGCGCCAACACTCATCGGGCGCTGGCTTAACCGGTGTTATGCGCGACGCTGTTTGCGGGACTCGCTTGCGCGTGGCGAGGCCCCTATCGCATCGCATCTGCTTTATACGCAGGTGCTCGATGACAACGACCCGGCCGAACGCTCGATCGGCATCGCGGCAGGGCTGGCTTGGAGAACGGTTGCCGAGGCGTCGGTGGTCTATGTTGACCGAGGCGTCAGCGGGGGAATGCAGCTCGGGATCGGCGCGGCCTTGGCCGCTGGATTGCCGGTCGAGCGGCGCACTCTCTGCGGCGCGCAGGTCGATGTCGCGCACATAAAAAAAGCCCCGCCGAAGCGGAGCTTTTAGTTTCACGTGAAACCTTAATTCAGATGCCGCCGTCGTCTTTTTTGGCGGTCTGTTTCCCGGTTGGCGCGGCCGGAGCGCTGACTTGCGGTCCCGGCTGCGTCGGCTGGTTTTCCCGAAGGGTCTTGATGCACATCGCCATGGCTGCCGCCGCCTTGCGGCTGCCGTTCATCATCGATAGCCAAGGCCCCTCGGTGCCGCCGTCGAACGCGATAGTCAGCGTCTTGGCGTTCGCAATGTCATCCATGAAGCCGTTGGCGATATCATCGCCGATCTGGGTCTCCATGGTCGATCCGCCGCGTTGATCCCCAATCACGATGCCGCTGGCGTGCCGCGTCGCGGTATCGAGTGTCACCGAATAGGGAATGTCGGTGTCCGTCGCGATCGACCAGTTAGACTTGGAGACGTGCATGAACAGTCCGATGTCGAGCGACCATTTGAGGTCGATGGAGCCGATGGCCCCGTTCTGCCATTTCAGGCGGGTCTCCATCACGCACATGCCCTTGCCGTTCTGCCGATAATAATCGGTACTCCACACACCGCTGTCGGTGAGATGTATCCGATCCGCTTGCGCGGTGGTCGAGAGCAGCACCAGTGCTGCGGTAGCGAGTAGAAACTTTTTCATATTCCTTTGCTCCAAAATGAAGTCACCTGAATGGCGCTTCGTGCTGCGCACCGCACCGCGATGCGCAGGGTCGAAACGTCACTCAAGAATGGAGTTGGGCACCTTTGGTCGTAAGAAGAACTCGCCGAGCAAGCGATCGATTTTTCCGTTCGGCGTCGCATCATCGTCCAGGCTGATCTCCTCATACCGCGCATCGATAGCGCTCGGACAGTATTGAGTCGGTACGCCATCGCTGACGAAATTGACGAAGACCCTCCCGGTGCTCTCTGGTCTGTACGGCGGATAGAAGCCGGTGATCGTGACCCTGTCGCCCCGGGACGTCTGGCGAATGTCACCGAAGTTCAATTCGGTCCCGGACTCAAGGTCGACCAATTTCCAGTGCGACATTTTTTATCCTTTGCTGCGGTAGGAGGTGACGCCTTCTTCGGACCGGCTGCGCTGGACATTGGCGTCCAGGCGGCTGATCGCCGCGCGCAGCGTGTGCGGTTGCCAGCCCAGCGCTTTGGTTAGCTGGGCGACCGTTGCGCCCTTGCCGAGCAGGGCTAGGAGCTTGGCCTTCTTGCTGCCCGCCTTTGGCGAGCCCGCCTTGGCAGCGGGCTTGGCTTTGGTAGCGGTCCCTGCCTTGGCTTTGGCCTTGGCAGCGGGCTTGGGGGCTGTCGTCTTCGCTTTGGTAGCCATCATCGGTACTCCATTTAGGGGTGAGTAGAAGCTACACACATCCCGTGGGTTGAGTCGGAAAGCCAGCGTTTCATCGCCCGATGCAGCGGAACCCATCGCGACATTACGTCCCGCCATCGGAGGCCGCTAAAATGCCGGACAATCAGCCCGCCGAAGCCGGGATCATCAGCAGCGAAACCGCCTGCCAATTGCTGATGCTCACGCGCCAGCGCATCGACCAACTGGTGGCGGCGGGCCATTTGCAGCGCCATGCGCCAGGGAAATTTCGCACGGTCGATCTGGTGCAGGGATACATCCGTTTCCTGCGCGATGAGAGTAAGCGCGCGAACAAGAGCGCCGCTGAAGGCCGGGTCCGTGACGCGCGGGCGCATGACATCGAAGTCCGCACCGCCGAACGCCTTGGCATCCTCATTCCGATTGAGGCGTTCGACGCCATGATCGACGAGATCGTCGGCGCGTTCCGATCAGAACTAAGTGGCCTGCCTGCGCGCATCACGCGCGACCTTGTGCTGCGGCGTACCATCGAACGGGAAATTCATGGACTGCTCGAAAGAGTCACCGATCTTTGCACCGACCATTCAGACCGCATGGCAAAGGGTCGCGACGCTTACAAAGCCGTCAAAGATCACCAGCCCGTACCAGTGGGCGATCAACAATCGAACTTATCCAACGTCGGCAGCGATACCGGGGCCACGTGATCCGTTTCTAACGCCGTACATTATCGAACCAGAGCGCGCCGTCGCCTCCGGGGTCGCGCGCCGCATCGTCCTGGTAACGGCCAGCCAGTCTGGCAAATCGGAAATGCTGCTCGACATAGCCGGGCAGCGGCTCGACCAGCGCCCCGCACCGATCCTGTACGTCGGCCCGAACAAGCAATTTTTGACCGAGCAATTCGAGCCTCGCGTCATGAACCTGCTCGACGAGGCACCGACGCTGGCCCTCAAGGTCGCGCGCGGCAAGCGAATGACCAAGACGCGCAAGGTCATCGCTGGCGTTTCGTTTCGTCTTGCGCACGCGGGATCGTCATCGGCGCTCAAGAGCGATCCCGCCGCGCTCGCCTTGATCGATGAATACGACGAGATGATCGCAAACATCAGAGGTCAGGGTGATCCGCTCGGCCTGGTGGAGCGGCGCGGTGACACCTATCCCGATTTTATTTGCGTCGTCACATCAACCTGCAAGCGAGGAATGGTGCAGCCGGTGCATGACCAAAAGAGCGGGCTCGATTTTTGGGGGTATGCGGAAAGTAAGGACGTTTGCGAATCGCCGATCTGGGCGCTCTGGCAGGAAGGCACGCGCTATCATTGGGCGTGGCCCTGCCCTCATTGCGACGACTACTTTATTCCACGGTTCGACATCGTTCGGTTTGAGGAAGGTGTCTCGCCGGTTCAAGCGGCAAGGACCGTGCATCTGGAATGCCCCCGCTGCGGTGGCGTCATCGAGGAGCAGCACAAAGCCGCAATGAACGAGCGCGGCCGATACGTCGCGCCCGGCCAGTCTATCGGCAGCGACGGCGTGGTCACTGGGGACCCTCCTGACACCACGTCCATGTCGTTCTGGGTCTCGGGTCTAGCGAGCCCCTTCGTTACCTTTGCCGATCGCGTTCTGAGCTACCTCGAAGCCGTCGCCATGGGCGACAACGACAAGATTCAAACGGCGATGAACGCCGGTTTCGGCGAGCTATATGCGCCCGGCGGTCGCGATGTCCGCGAGTGGCAGCAGGTCGCATCGCGGCGGCAGCCACATCGTTTCGGTGAAGTGCCGGTTGAGGCCATAAAAATCTCGGCGGCTGTTGACGTGCAGGGCAACGGCTTTTTCTATTCGGTTCGAGCATGGGGTGCTCGGGCTTCATCCTGGCAGATTGAAAGCGGCGAACTGGCCGGGCTGACCAACGAGCCGGAAATCTGGAACGATCTCGCGAACGTTCTGCTGCAAAGCTATGGCGGCATGCCGATCTCGCTGGCGCTGATCGACTCTGGCTTCCGACCGAACAAGCCCGGCGAGGGTCCGACCAATATCGTTTATGATTTCTGCCGACGCTTCCACCGATTCTGCAAGCCGACCAAGGGCTATGACCAATTGAGCGCGCCGATCATGCGCGGCAAAGCTAAGGTCACGATCCCCGGCCGCAAATTGCCAGCCACGCTCGAACTGGTCCGGCTCGACACCGACTTCTGGAAGTCGCGGCTGCACGAGCGGTTGGCTTGGCCGGAAGAACAGCCCGGCGGATTCCTGCTTTCCGCCGATGCCACCGATGATTATTGCAAGCAACTGGTCTCGGAGGTGCGCAAGCTCACACCATCGGGCAAGCCGCAATGGGTGCAGATCAGTCGGCGCAACCATTTTCTCGACGTCGAAAGTATGAACGAGGCCGCAGGCCATTTGCTTGCGGTGCAGAAAATCCCGCTCGGCACACGACGGCACGCGGCCCCGCCTGACGATGACAACGACACACCGACACCGAACCCCGCCGCGCCGCCGCCGGTATTCGATCCGCGCAAAATGATGGCGGGCTTCTCGTCCCGCATCAACCGGAGCTAAATCGCAAATGGCAACTCGTACCAAGCGGCGCGCGGCAGAGAAGCCGCAGGCCGCCGATGCAGCGACGCGCCCGAAGGCGCGCGCCGGTTTCATGCGCAATGAATTCCTGCAACACTGGCGGCCAGCCTTGCGTGAGGCGTCCGACGACGTGCGCGCGGCTTGGATCACGGCGGCATCGCGCACCGTCGACATGATCCAGAACTCCGGCTGGATCGCGGGCGCGGTCGATCAGAGCATCGCCTACACGGTCGGCACCGGTCTGCGGCTGGCCTGCAAGCCCGACAGTGTGGCGCTCGGCTGGACCGCCGACGAAACG